TCATCATATGCCATTCTTGACGGAAAAACCCATACACAAGGAAAGGACACAAAAATGAGAAATGAGATGATCAAACCGTGGGAAACAATCATCACTTGCAGTGTATGCGGAGCCGAAGTGACTGAAAGATCGCCGGATATTTGGGGATGGTATCTGAAGGGAGACATCAACGATCCCGTTGCGATCAGTAATCCTGTAGGATGGACTTGTCCCCGATGCTGGCAGGAGGATTGACCGTTTACAGGGTAGTTAAAGGGAGGGAGGAAAATGGAAACAGAAAAATGTACCTATTGCTATAAAGTTTTTTACAATCCATTTCACGGAGGCGATCCCAAGACGGGAAGCGGATTTATAAGCCAGCATCGATCTCTCAAGTCGGCCTATAAATCGATGCAGAAGGCCCATATTGGGGACTGTATGCACGCTGAATGCGCCCGAATATACGATGTGAGATCGGGAAGATTTCTCTTGTATCCGGAAGATTTAATTGAGAGGGAGAGACCTTAACGATCAGGATATGTACTCTGATCCCTACGCAATCGGGATGGTGTGACCCAACACGGGGCCTAGGCTGATCACTGAATTGGGATGATGGATCATGGGACATGGAGGAGGATTGAAGATGCAAGGATTTCTGACGGGCGTTTCAATCGGATTGGGGTTCTATACTGCCCAATATCTTTTCAATATTGTCCGGATGCTATTGCATCGGATTCTTTGATAAGAGCGTCGGGTAGAATCATGTTAATGATGAGAGGAAAGGAGAATTTGATGATAATCAGGAATCGGTACACAGGCAAAAAGATTTTAGAGATTGAGGGAGAAGATCTTTGCAGGGCCAATCTGAGCGGAGCCGATCTGCATGATGCAGATTTGGATAATGTGGATCTGATTGGGGCCGATCTAAGCGATGCAAACTTGAGTGGTGCGGATCTGATTGAGGTCGATCTACGCAATGCCAATTTACGTGGGGCCAATCTGAGTGGTGCAAGATTGAGTGGTGCGAGTCTGGTTGGGGCTGATCTAAGTGATGCTAATTTGCATAGGGCCGGTCTTAGTTTTGCAAATTTGTATAAGGCCGATCTCAGCAATGCAGATCTCAGCGATGCACATCTGAGATTTGCAAACCTGTATGAGGCCGATCTAAGTGATGCAGATCTCAGCAATGCGGATTTGAGCTATGCAGAAATGAAAACTGATAGATCCTATCAATTCAAGGATGGAGAAGATCAGCTTTTTGATGAATGCTACTGGAAACTGAAAGACATCTATTCAAAGATCGGGATTGTCTCAACCCTCGAAATTTTGGGAGAGATCATCCACCACCAGCTGGAAGAATCACCATTTCGCAAGGACAAGGACTATCAGAATCAGATCAAAAAGGATTGTGCGAGTATCGAGAAGGCGATTGATGAACTGGAGAGATCCGAAATTCAACCCTGATTTCAAAAAGGAGAAATGATCATGGAAAACACAGTGATGGAGAACGAATCGGAAACAGTTACCCGGACAACGGAATTACTCTTCGATGATCAGGATTTTAAAAGAGAATTAACACGTGCGATTGCCTGCACGGATGATCAAAAGCATGACTGGCATGGAGTTATTCTTTTCGATCCTCAAGAAGACGGATCGATCGCGATTGTGGGCACCGACGGATTCATTCTCTACCGTGGATTCCTGAAGCCCACCGAAGGGAGATTGACCGAACGAAGAATCTATCATGCATCAGTTTTGGCTAAAATAATAAAGCTCATCAAAAAAACCAACAGATCGATGGTATCTTTCGATCCGTCATCAGGGATGTTCAGGTATCTGTACGAATCTTTCCAGCTTGTGCATCATGTAATATCTTATCCACGATATCCGGACATGTTGATGGCCAAGGAAAAACTGATGACGGATGGGCAATTAACCAGTGGTCTTTTTTTCAATTCGGAACATATGGGAAAGATCATGAAGACTATCGGGAAAGAATCGGGGAATTTCAGGTTTTCGATATTTGATTCGATTAATCCGTCTTTTATCGAGATTGAAAAAGATAAAGGAGTTTTCATCATCATGCCTTATGTAGGATGAATGAAGGGACGAAAGCCATCCGCTTCGCGATCACACGGGGGAGAGTCATCAGGTCTCCCCCATTTTTTGATTCCATCGTCGTTCCGTGAAATTATTCAGGATTGTAGCCAATCACCATAGGTACAGAATCCTTCTCTCATCCAGCACCAGAGCCAATCCATTTCAAGGAACAAAGATCCCCCTGTATTTGAGCCATTCCACTCATCCATTCCCTGCAAAACACACAAGAAGGGATCAAAGAGATCCCAAAGACCATCCACTTCACGATCACACACGAGGGAATCCGGACAAAAGAAAAAGAAATCCCCCTTCCAATCCAATTCCCTATAAACATTCCCATCAGAACATTCCCATCAGAACAGAAAGACCATCCACTTCACGATCACGCACAAGGACATCATTACTCCCCCATCGGATTTTCCAGGCAGCATCCGTCAAAAAGGGAAAGGGGATCGACTTCGCGATCCATGCATACGTACAGAAGATTTCAGGCAGCATCCGTTAAAAAGGGAAGAGGCATCGACTTCGCGATTTGCATATACGTATGCACGCACAAGAGATTCACTTCCAGCCATTCCATAGAATGCCCTGACAAATCCTCCGAACAATCTGCCAGTATGATTCTCCATAGAGCATGGATTGGACATTAACAAGCAAGGGAAAGTTAAAGGAAATCATGAAGGAAATATAAAGGGAAATAAAGGAGAGATCCTAAAGGCTAAAAGAAATCCTGATGGGAAATTAAAGGGGAATTAAAGAGGAATCTAAAGGGGAAGCTAAAGGAAATCTTGATGGAAATATAAAGGGAGGTCCTAAAACTTAAAAAGAAATCCTGATGGAAAACCAAAAAGAAATCCAAAAAGCTAAAGAGAAATCAACCCTCCCTTGTAATCTGAAATCAATAATCTAAAATCTAAAATCAATAAATTAATAATTAGTAATCAATAAATCTAAAATCTAAAATCTAAAATCAGAAATCTAAAATCAATAATCGATACTATCAATAGTTAGCAATCAATAAGTTTGCATATATATGATCATGACGGGCATATTGTGGCTGGCACGAAATATGCAATCCTTTATTATATATTGCGTACCACGGCATTTTGATATCTGGCACGAAATATGCAATCCTTTATTATATATTGCGTACCACGGCATTTTGATATCTGGCACGAAATATGCAATCCTTTATTATATATTGCGTACCACGGCATTTTGATATTAGGTATCAGCCGCCAGGGATTTTGCAAAATCGATTTTTGAAAATTTTGAAAAAAAGTCTTGACAAAGTAAAAGACCTAGGATATAGTGTAGTCACAAGGTAGGGATTGGACCTACCCCAAACAATAGGAGGACGACATGAACAAGCAGTATCCGTCAGACACAGTTATTAAGCTCACGCTTGCAATCATTGCGGGCGTTAAACATGGAGCGTCTATTAGCTCACTGCTTAGTGAATTTAGACGTTGCGGATTCGAGCTAGATTCCAAGTTAGAAGATTTCGCTAAGCAGTACTATCAGTCAGTGTACCGGGACTATTGGGAGTGGTAGAGATTTGACAGGAATTGATCTACCGAAGACCTTAACAGGAGGACATAACATGAGATATCCGGCAGATATGATCGTTGAGATAACAAAAGAATTCAATGACAATGTCGAAAAAGGAAATTCTGTTATCGATTTCATTGATACAGCCTACGGGATAGCCCGTAGGTATGGTTTTTGCGGGCTTGATCCCGTGCTGGAAGGATTTGTCCGGGCATGCTACCGATTGAAAATCGGACCGGAAGCATGCAGCATTATTGATCAGGAAGTATTGAATATCGTCCGTGTGCGAGGGGGGAAAGATAGGGCGGTTTTGAACGCCAAAATGGAGATTTTATCGCAAAATCTTCCGTGGACCGAAACTATGGAAGATTATGCGGGAGAAGCCTATTATAGGGCGTATGCAGGTACGATCGCCAATCAGATCAATTGATAAATAGGAGGGCATATCGTGGAAAAGCTCACGGACTATATGAATTACGAAATAATACGCCGGGAAGGATATATAGTATTAAAGGTAATCACATATCCGCCGGGCCCAACTGGCAGCGTGGGAAAGGTGGTCCACTTTCTGCCGACAACAATCTTACAGAAAGGGGGGAGGAAGATCACAAAGTAGGGTAATTTAATTTTAATGATAACTAACGATAACTAATGATAACTTTCAATCAGGAGGAATAAAAATGAGTATCTTTGATAATGACGTAGAGACAAGATCCGGCCGCACCTTGCCGTTCGAGATCCGGAGTGAAGTATACCGCCTGATCTTTGCAGAGGGCAGGTCGAAATCACAGGTTTTGGCCGATTTGGAAGCCAAGGCAAAGGCCGCTGGTGCTACATGGACTAACGGCAACGTGATCACCACGAAAGCTTCCTATGACAACGTGGTGTCCGTGCTGGAGGGCCTATTCAGGCACCTGCCCGGCTCAAAAGAGGCACTGGCCAGCCTTGCCAAATCGAGGCGGGAAGAAGCGGAGAAATCGAGGCAGGCCAAGACTCCGCAAGCGAAGGCCAAATAAGAGGTCCATATCTGCAATGGGGAGCCTTCGGGCTCCCCATTTCCTGATGCAAAAATCATGCCTGATTCCTGATGCAAAAAGCATGCCTGATGATCCCGGTAGGGGATGGGGGATGATCCTGATTTCCAGGAAAACACGTGGTCAACCCCCTCTTTCAATTTTCATTTTGAAAACTTTTTTAATTTTTTAATTTTTAAAATACGGTATATGGCAGTAACGATATGTGATGGGAGGATTTACAGTCATCCCCTCTTTCGGGTACCACCTTGAAAACTTTTTATTTTTTTTAATTTTTAAAATTTGGAAAAGTTCCTCTTCCCTCTCTCATCCCGGCTTTCTCCGGATTAGAAGGGATTGGGCCAATAGTATGTCACGAGCACGCATAACAAGCTCTTTCGTTTCATCGAAGGTGGGCAGGATACCCCGCAATTTCCATAATTCATACCGGATTTCTTCCGAAAGGGGTGCGATCCGGCCATCTGACGTTTGAGCGGTGATATTTTGAGCGGTGATATGTTTTTCGATCAGTGTGAGCAGATAGATTCTTTCAAAGGGTTCCAGTGTTTCCCGCAGGATAACCTCCCTTCAGTCCTTGATGCCGGATTCTTCCGTTGAACCATTGATGTCTGGAATGCGGTCCTTTTCCTCGATCATCGGAATGCTCCTCATCTTGTCCAGATAAAGATTGACCAGATCGAAGCAATGGTTCCGGGCTTCCTCCCAGGTGGAAAAAATCGGAGTGGGTCGGGACAGGATATCAGGTTCCCGGATACCGATTTCCCCGCTGACATACGGATGCACATTATGGTAGAACGACGGCTGGCCGGTTTTCGAATCGGTGCACAGGGAAATCCTGGCCCGGCTTCCGTAAAGCAGGACATTCCCGGTATAGGTGGGGGGAGTGCTTCTTGCGCCTGTGATGACAAGGATGAGCCTGTTATGATAGCAAGCCACCCATTGTGTGCGGACAAATCCGTCGTCCATGAGATGATCCTGCCGAAAGAACGATAGAGGCTCCGATTGCCGGGTATCATTGTCCATGATTGCTTTCCTTCCCTTGGGCTTTGTTGTATCCCGGTATCGATTCAAGAGATTGAAGCAAGGAACTGCGCTTCTTTTTCTCAAACCCTGCATCGACAATCTCTTCATCAATCATGTCACGGCAGTCTTTTTCCTCAAGGGGTGAAAGCGCCTTCACCGTATCCAGATAGCGATTGAAGAGATCAAGACAATGGTTCCGGGCTTCATCCCATGTGGAGAAAGTCGGTGGGGACCATCTTCCGGACGGGCTTTCCTCCTGAAGGCAGATGGAGGCGCCGGTGTCCGAATGTATCTCCAGATAAAAACGGGAAAGCAATGTGGCGGGATCGGTGATGGCGCACAGATCGGTTTGTCCCCCGTCCAGCAGGACATACCCTGTGTAGGGACTGTCTTTCCTTGAAGGATCTCCCGTGTAGTCGATCGCAAGGAGAAACAGGTCATGAACACGAGTGAGCCATTGAATGCGAGTAATTCCATCTGCGAAGAATGGTTGAAGACAACTCCATGCCAAGACTTTCTGCCGGGAAGATCGTGTTTTCATTGGCATTTCCTTCAGTTTTCGGAATGGGTGAAAGATTTCTCCTCAATCGTCGGAATGTTTCTCATGGTACTCAGATACAGATTCACGACTCTGACGCAATAATCCTGGGCATCCTGCAAGGTGGCAAAACAATTGGGACTCCCGGACTCCCAGAAGGGGATGCCGGTCTGGCTCGTGATATGAATAATACGATCCTTCTCGTTCAAATTTTGCAGCCAATTGGAAAGACTTACCCCTGCATGATAAGGTACCGGATTTTTTCTGCCCTGAACCGTCTCCCTGTAATCCACAGTCAGGACGAAACAATGGTAGTTGCAGACATATAAAATCTGCGCATCCGTCAGGAAGGGATTGCGATCAGAGAGATTGTCGTACTGACTCCATTTCAGGGATTCCTGTTGCGGAAAAAGTTCCATCTGAAACTCCTTTCGGATTCAGTTTTCAGAGTGGGTAAAATAGTTCTCTTCGATGAGTGGAATACTTCTCATTGTATTCAGATAAAGATTCACGACTTTGATACAATGATTTTGAGCTTCCTCCAGAGTGGTAAAACAATTGGGACTCCCGGACTCCCACAAGGTGGTTGACATCTTCTGATCCATGTTCTGGATCACGTTATATTCCTCATTCAGTTTTTGCAGGGCGACTTCTCCTCCGGGAATATGCACCCTTGGATAATAGGGCGTCGGGTTTGTCTTGTCTCCGACCATCGGTCTGTAATCCACAATCAGAATGAAACAATGATAATTGCAGACATGCCAACTATGGATACCCGGATCAAACTGGTTGTCACCAAATTGAATCCACTCCAAGGGGCCTCGTTGCGGGAAAAGTTCCATCTGAAACTCCTTTCGAATAAGGTCAATCGAGTTGTTTCTTTTGTTCCAAAAATCGGGATGCACACTTCGGACATAGGGCCAAAATGCTCCTAGGTCCAAGACCACCGATGACAGACAATCCTTCCTCCGAAAAAATATCCACTATTTTTCGTGTACGGGTATAGGCCCCGCATTTGGGACAGGTCTCCCCTCGATCATAGATGGCCTGTCGTGCAAAAGGAATATCAGATGATCCCATCGCTCTTCCCCTCCAATGGATAGATTGTTCAATTCTTCGAGAAAGGCACTTCATGTGTCTTGGTCGGAGCGGAACAAAGGCCCCGACAGACGGCAATGGAATGCATCACATCCAGAAATGCATCCAGATGTTCTAGCGGAATCGTAATATACGTCACCTCCGGTTCGGCATCGATCGGAGTTCTGGTGGATCGGATCGTCAATCCGTTTCCGGATGCAAAGATGGAAATGACCTCGCTTTCGATGTTGTCATCCATAGAGCTTTCCTTCCCTTGGTGGCCGGTGAATTTCTTCAGATTTCGAAAGAAATAAAAGTTTTCCCTCTCCGGGTTAAAAGGGGAGGCCGGAGCCTCCCATCGAAAACGCTTCAGAGACATGGGTTTCTACTCCCCCGTGACTCGCTTGGTTTTTTGGATTTCTGACATTCTGTGACTCGCTTTTTTCCCCTGGGTTTCTAAATGACAATGGCTCGCTCTAATCACATGGATTCCTTTGTAGGAACGACTCGCTTGCGCGAACTGGGTTTCTAATGTTCTCTGACTCGCTCCCAAATCGTGGATTTCTCGGCGACCCTGACTCGCTCTCATGTTTTGGGTTTCTAGGAAGCAATGACTCGCTCGTTTTCTGTGGGTTTCTAATTGCCGCTGACCCGCTCTAATCACATGGATTTCTTTGTAGAAATGACTCGCTCGCCAAAACTGGGTTTCTGACATTTTGTGACTCGCTCTCACGCTCTGGGTTTCTGAGAGGCAATGACTCGCTTGTTGTCCTTGGGTTTCTCAGGACTCGTGACTCGCTTCTCTTTGATGGGTTTCTAGAACAACCTGACTCGCTCCCCTTCTCTGGATTTCTGAGCATTTTTGACTCGCTGTGAAATTTTGGGTTTCTTCGGAAAAATGACTCGCTACTCGTCCGTGGGTTTCTGCGTGGGTCTGACTCGCTCCGATTCTATGGGTTTCTGATTGCCGTTGACTCACTTTAATCACATGGATTCCTTTGCAGGAATGATTCGCTTGCCGCTTTTGGGTTTCTGCCATTTTTTGGCTCGCTTCCTTCACTCGGGTTTCTAACTCCCGCTGGCTCGCTTCTCTTGAGTGGGTTTCTACTGTTCGTTGACTCGCTTCAGCGGCCTGGGTTTCTGGATATTAATGGCCTGCTCTAATTAGTTGGATTCCTTTGTAGAAATGATTTGCTCTTATTCCATGGGCTTCTCGTTTCATCTGACTCGCTTTCCGCGATTGGGTTTCTAGTGGCCGGTGGCTCGCTTGAAAGTCGTGGGTTTCTTAACCGGACTGACTCGCTTGTCATCTATGGGTTTCTCAGGGTGACTGACTCGCTTCCCGGTTTTGGGTTTCTCTCCATCCACGACTCGCTCTGACGGAGTGGGTTTCTAGTGTGTCCTGACTCGCTTCTGTCTTCTGGGTTTCTGGCACACATTGACTCGCTTGCTCCGTTTGGGTTTCTAGCAGTGCGTGACTCGCTTGACACCCTTGGGTTTCTGAGCGTGCCTGACTCGCTCTTACGGATTGGATTTCTGATGCTCATTGACTCGCTTCGATCAGGTGGGTTTCTGCCTCAACCTGACTCGCTCTCCTGACGTGGGTTTCTATTCCTTCCTTGACTCGCTCTTCGTCCGTGGGTTTCTCGGCAGCAGTGACTCGCTCCCCCTCCTTGGATTTCTGAGAAACACTGACCCGCTTGGACTTCTTGGATTTCTGAGCAACCCTGACTCGCTCCCTTCTCTTGGATTTCTGCGCCATTTTGACTCGCTCCAGATAATTGGGTTTCTATTGGGTACTGGCTCGCTTCCATATTTTGGGTTTCTACCAAATAATGACTCGCTTCGAGGAAGTGGGTTTCTCTGGAGATGTGACTCGCTTTTAATCGTTGGGTTTCTAAAGTTCACTGACTCGCTTCCGGGCTATGGGTTTCTAGAATACGATGGCTCGCTTTTCGTGTCTGGGTTTCTCTCGAACCGTGACTCGCTGAAGATTAGTGGGTTTCTACCCTCACGTGACTCGCTTTCGCGTTCTGGGTTTCTCCGGTGTCCTGACTCGCTTTCGGTCGTTGGGTTTCTCCAATCCTTTGACTCGCTTGGGCGTCGTGGATTTCTTTAGGGTCTTGGCCCCTTCCTCACCCCTCTGTCCCCGTCCCGTGGTTGTACCCCAGTTTCCCCTCAGAATAGGGAACGCTCGGGGGGAATCCTTCCAGTTTCCGCCATTCCCGATGCAGGTCCACAAGGAACTGCTTGATCATATAGCGGATGGAACGGTTGTGGATATGGAGCTTCGACAATCCGGCGCAATCCGGACGATGCGTGAGCCGATTCTTGTAGTCGTTATAGATTTTTGCGTAAACTCCCTTCTCTCCGACCCGCAGGAACGACGATCCCGCCACGCCGATCAGCTTTGTTTTAAGGAACGGATTGAACGTGATGGAATCCCGTTCGGCTTCTTCCCCATCCTTGTTGATGTAGACCTTCTTGACAAGACTTTCCTTCTTTCTGGATCGTCCGACATTCCTGCCATCTTCTGTATTGACGGTGTCCAGCCCGGCATATTTCCAGAGGGATGAAGGATATTTGGCCTTCGTAATGTCGATTTCGGAGATGATGATACCGGCCAATGCCGGACCGATCCCCCTGACTTCCTTGAGATAATGCGTCCAGACCGGAAATTCCTGAAGGGATTTCTCAAGGAGTGCAAACTGCCGCTCTTCCATCTTCTCCATCTGGACATACTGATCGAAAAGACTCAGGAATGCGTAATCCGATATCAGGCCAATGGCAACGAATTTCCTCGGTGTCGGAATCTCCTGAAGACCATCCATGATCTTCTTGTAGTCTGCCCGAAGCCGGTCAAGGTATTTCTTGTCTTCCTTGTCCAGTGCTTCGGATTCCGGAACAGACGGCTTGCTTCCCATGTCACGGGCCTTTACGTTGGCAACGATCCGGTTTCCCATCTGGATTCTGAGTTTTTGCAAGTCGTAGACACCTCGGACCTGTGTTCTGAGCGTTTCTTTTCTGAAGTCCATGACAAATTTCTCCTTTCGATTTTGTTTTATGGTGGAAATTCCTTCATTCACGACGGTGAGCCATCACCCTTCCCATCTTTGAAGGAGTCCATCGACCCACCATTCCCTGCGTCCGTCAGCCCGTTCGACTGCCGGGAGGCCATGATCCCGATGGAGTTTTCCATCTGTCCACCATTCCTTGCTTCCATCGGCCCGTTCAACTGCCGGGAGACCCTGATCCCGATGGGGTTTTCCATTGATCCACCATTCCTTGCTTCCATTGGCTCGTTCAACTGCTGGGAGACCTTGATCCCGATGAAGTTTTCCATCTGTCCACCATTCCCTGTACCCATTACCGGACTCCACAGCGGGAAGACCCTGATCCCGATGGAGTTTTCCATTGACCCACCATTCCTTGCTTCCGTCTGCCCACTCAACGGCGGGAAGTCCTCCATCCCGGTGACGTTTCCCGTTCACAAACCAAGCCTTTCCTCCGTCTGCCCATTCAATGGCGGGAAGTCCTCCGTCCCGATGGCGTGTTCCTTCGGACCACCATTCCCTGCATCCGTCAGGCCATTCCACTGCGGGAAGATCGTTGTCCCGATGGAGACGGCCCTTCTGATACCATTTTCTTGTTGCATCGGCACATTCAAGGGCGGGAAGATCGTCATCCCGATGCCGCACACCGTTGTGATCCCACCATTCCACATCCCCGTTGTTAAATTTTTTCATCAATGTCATCGGTTTCTTCCTCCTTTATTGACACCAAATCTGTTCCTTGTTGAAGAGTATACATTAGCTCAGACACGATGTCAAGTTTTCCAAAATGTCTAGTTGACAGGCCCCAATCCATTTTGCATTTCAAGAAAACAACGGAAAACCCGGCGAACGTAGACCCTGTTGACAAATCCGTATCCTCTGATCCAGACGGCTGTCCCGGCATTGTAGGCGGAGATCACGCTACCCACGGATCGATATCGATGGACCAGTTCGGAAAGATATTCGACCCCCGTCCGGATGTTGACGGCTGGATTGTACAGATTCCGGACAGGACCGGAATAGCCCACATGCCGTGCCGTTCCTTCTTCTATTTGCATCAGACCTCTTGATGTGTCCCCGTTGGTTTCCCGATGGGATGCCTTGGGATTGAAATCGCTTTCCACCCGAATGATGGAAGCGACCAGAACGGGATTAATTCCTTTAGGACAGGCGTATCGATGGATTAGGTTGGAATACGGCACGCCTAAATGAACTTGAAAACAGAGAGCCGTAGAAACCAGAACGGTTTTCAGCATAGTTTCCTCCTTTCCCCGAGAACATATCCTACGGGATAGAAAAAGTCAATCTTGGGAAAAAACAGTTTCGGTCAGTCAATCAGGGAAGGATTGGTGGCGTCCAGAAAGAACGGGTTGATTCCCTGATCCTTGGGAACGAAACTGTCACAGGAGTGGATGGCGGATGTCGCCGTCCTGTGAAACGTGCAAAGGGCGGGAGTGTATTTGGGATCGAAGTAGGAACATCGCCCACAGGTCATCTCGAACGGGTCAAAGATGTCCATTTGGGAGGCAAAAATATCCAGTTCAGGGCAAGTTCCCATTCCGATGGGGAGCCGGGACATTCCGGCAGGAGGCAATGTCATCGTTTGGGTGTCGGATGCCACCTGTTGATGGGGGAAACTGAATCCGACTTCAACAGGACGATCCGCATTTTCCTGCATGGGATTGTAAGTGGGTCCGAACTGGATGACTGCCGATACCAACTGGACGAGGGAATCGACACGATCATCCTGATTGTTTCGTGATCCATCGAATCGCAACAGTTCCGCCACAAACTCCGTCACCCACGAAGCGTTTCTGGGAAGAAGAATCCGTCCCAAGGCAAACCATCCTTGTACGGAGAACGTTCCCATTCCCAAGGAGACTGTAGCCCTGTGAACTTTGGAAAGCGGGGGGACGGTCACGGGGATAATCGGAATTTCCACATCGGAAAGGATGGAGATCAGGGATTCCCCGGAGGACTTCTTTTCAATGCGAATGGGCAAATCCGGTTTCCACTTCTTGAACGCTTCCCGAATCGATCCCAGAAGTTGTTTGGGTTCCAGCCGGACTCGTGTTTCATCCAGAAGAAAGACATCGTAATGCGAATCGCAGGGACCGACAATATTGGAGTCTTCTCCCCGATGCCATGACTGGCAAGGAAGAAGTCCAGCCGTCAGCCCGACGGAGTAGTCAGAGGATGTCGTGGCGGACCCTGCCGTGTCCCAAGATTGAATGAGATGCTCAAAGCGTTTGAGAAATTCGGCATTTCCGGGAAAGGTTCTGCCCATTCCCAGATGAGGAGGATCGTCATAGTACAGAAGGCTTTCTTCTTCAAAAATGGCATCATTGGTCGAGATCGGCTGGCATTGATAGACGGCTTTGGTGACTCTGGGCTGGGACCGCTTCATGATGAAGTATTCACGGCGTTTCTGATCTGAAGTCGGCCAGAAGAATCCCTGTTTCTTGGGATCGATTCCATAGGGAATCTTTTTGACTTCGGGGCTTGCGATCTGACAAGTCACCCCTTCCGGAACGGAAACGTCATAATAAAGCTGGCTTGATCCTTCCCGTTCAAAGGGAAGGGAGAGCGTGACGAAATCCCCCCGTTCCATCAATTGTCCATAGACATCATTGACTGCCCAACGGCGTCCGGCGATGATGAAGCGTGCCCCCATCGGATCGGCACGCCCCATAATCGTCATGGTGAACGCCCGGACGACATTTTCAATCTGTTCCGGAGTGGCGGAGTTCTCCAGATTGTGGATATCGTCCAGAATCAGGGTTTCCCCATGCTTGCCCGTCAGGGTCTTGGACCCGATTCCCGCTCCCCAATAGGAAGCATCGGGATTGGACAGTCGATGTCCGGAGACGAACAGTCCTCTTTCCGTTGACCATCCGCTTTGCTTGTCCGGACGCACATCCGGAAAAATCTCCCGATAGACCGGATGATGTTCGATAATCTGCATGGAGGATCGCATGAAACCCTGAATCAAATCCTCTCCACCTGAAATGCCGAGGAACGTATGTTCCGGATCGATTCCTAACATATAGGTAGGATAAATGACGGAGATCAGGAGAGATTTCCCCGCACCGGGACCGACAATGACCATGAGGTTATTGATCGTTCGATCCAGAAGGGCCTTGGCGATAGGAACCAGATGTGGCTGCATCTGGATACCTTCACTAGCCAGGAGGGCGTTGTAATAGAGGATGAAACCTTCAAGAGAACCGGATCGTATTTTTTGCTTGTCGGCAAGAATCACAAGATTTTCCTACAAATGCCATTGATTCATTGAAATCCATCTGATAGAATCCCTTTGATTGCTTGCGGGATTCTATCCCATCATCATGAGGGCACCTTGAACAACAATACTCCACAGACCGCGAACGGTCAAGTTCCAGAGAATTCCGAAGGTAACACAGTCAAGGGTTGGTGGGTTCCATCGCTCGCCGATCCCCTTCCTCCCGCCCCCGGACAATCCAATGCTTCCGATTATGAAATGTACTTTCTGGAACATATCCGGGACATCGAGACATCCAAGCAGATCGACAAAGATATTGAAGACGCTCCCGCCAAATCCGTCATGGATTGGGTTAAAAAGGCGCTGAGTCCTCCTCCATCCGCCTTTTCCTATGCCCGTATTTCCACTATGCCGGATTACTACAATCGGGGTGTCATCCAGTGGCCCGGTCTTCCTCCCACGTCCCTTAAAAAGATCGCTCGGGAAAATCTGGCCCCGATTGTTATCATAGGGATGAGGACCGATGATATCCTTCGGTACGCCTCCCTGTCCCGACGATCCGAACCGTGGAAACCCGGATGGTCGATTACCTTGGAAGATTCCACGATGGATACTGATCGATCCATCCGAAATGACATCAAGGAGGCGGAAAGCTTTATCCTGAACTGCAATGTTGAGAACAAGAGCTACATTCCAAGGGAAGAGTCCGGATATACGGCGTTCCGGACATTCCTGGGAGCCTTGACACGGGATTCCTTGACGTTCGACGGAATGGCCATCTTCACGGATCGGGACAATAGGGGACGCATCAAGGCATTCACCGCCCTGTCTGCCCAGAACATCCGCCTGACAGCACCCACATCCGGATTTGACGGAGACAAGTCCATCTTTGCCGTGGGGATGGATGAGGCAGGAAATATCAAGGACTATTTTACCCGCCACGATCTCATCTGGCATGTCCGGAATGCCCGTCCCGATCCTGATGCGGCAGGATATGGGTATCCGGAGATTGAACAGAGCGTTCGCCTGATTCAGGGATTCCAGAACAGTATCGACTACAACATTGACAGTTTCAACCGAAGTTCCGTCCCGAACGGGATGTTTGTCTTCTATGGGTCAGGATGGGTCCGAAGGACGCTGGACTATCTCGCCCGCCTGATGACAAACGCCAAACGGGGCATCACCAAATCGTGGACCCTTCCTTTCCTTGTCGCCCCCGCCGACGGAAAAGTCGAGATGATCGATTTTTCCCGTATCAAAGGCTCCGAAGCCTACTATCAGGACTTCATCAATATGATGATCGGCGCCTGCTGTTCCGTCTTCCGATTCCCGTCGTCCCGACTGGGATACCGCATTTCCGGACGGGGACCGGATACTGTCTTCAATCTCAAGGATACGGGAATCACGGCGCAGGATGAGGCCGATCCCGGACGGGAACCTCTTCTGGGTCATCTGGAACACGTGATGGACATTATCGTCAAGTCCCGCTGGCCCCATCTCAAATTCCAGTTTCACGGGAAGAGTCCCAAGGAAGACGCTCGGGAATACGAGATGCGGATGATGAGCATGACGCAAGACGAGCGTCGAAAGGCAGTAGGACTTCCTTCTCTGGAAAAGAGCCTGTCGAAAGAGGAGCAGAAGGATGAAATGATGGTCAAGTTGATGCGGATCATGGGCAAGGCTCCCGTGGATTCCGGACAAGCGGGTATTTACCAGAATCTGGCCGTTGCTGCGATGGGAGGCAAATCGGGAGGAAGTTCAGGCGGGGGCAATCCGGAAGCGATGTTTCCGGGAAAGCAAGATCCTGCCCTCTCCGAGGATCACGGTCATATGAGCGGCGTTCGCCGCAGAAGCAAGAAGGAGGAAGCCACCCAGCCCGGAAAGCAAAAAAAGCAGGGACTGACCCGTCCCAAAACTCAACAAGGTGTTGACATCCAGAACATGCGCAATAGCTGAAACCCCTAGGAGGTTCATTTTGAGTCATCAGCCCGTTCGTGTTTTCTTTCCCGCAGCAATGGACTGGGGCATTGCCCATTACAGAATTATCCAGCCCGCATCTCTTCTCAGAAAACTTGGACATCATTGTTCAGTTATCCAGACCACCTACCTTTCGGATGATGAGTTTAAAGTCCTTGATCCAGACTCCTTGATCTTTCAGTCCCAGTTTTCGGACGAGATGATCGAACGTTTGCGGAGTTACCGGGCGATCAAGCCCTCCGTGCATATCGCCTACGAACTGAACGATGTGATGTGGAGTTTTCCGGATCGATCCATCGTAAAGGACAAGTTTCCTCCGGATCTTGTGCGTCGTCTGGAAACCATCTTTTCCGGGTGTGACACCGTTGTCTGTTCCAACGACAATCTGGTCCGCCTGACCCGTTCAAAGTTCCATACCAATGCGAAGATTGTGTGCGCTCCCAACGGGATGTCCCGTGTTTCGTTTGAAATTCTGAGGGATCTGTACCGGAGACGAAAGAAAGATCCCGCGTCCAAACCCCGGATTGGATGGACCGGAGGTGCCAATCATGTCGGAGACCTTGACATTATTGCATCCCTTGTCAACAAGACATTGGATCGTTTCCAGTGGGTCTTCTTCGGGCTTCTTCCTCCCGGTGTCGATCCAATGAATGTGGAATATCATCCCCCTGTTACGTTCGGACAGTATCTTTATACGTTGGGGATGCTGAATCTGGATGTCGCCTTGGCCCCGCTGGAACAGCACGTGTTCAATGAAGGGAAGAGCGACTTGCGGGTAGTGGAATACGGAGCCTGCGGGTATCCGGTGGTTGCCAGTGACATTGCTCCCTATAAAAATACGCCCGCCATTCTGGTCAAGAACACGGAAGACGCATGGTTGCAGGGAATTGAAAAGGCCCTGTCGAATCCGGATGATACATGGAGACAGGTCCATCAGCAGTTTGACTTCATTATCCAGAATCATCTTCTGGAAGATCATGTTTCTCTCTGGAATGAAGCGTGGGGTCAGACAGACTTTCAGTCCGTCGATTCCCCTCTCTCCCATGACATTGTGGCTGTTTCCCCCGTCATTGTCCGGAAGGCTGACGGAACTGAAATTCCTACCTATCTGAATTGGGAAGATGCCCAAAAGGAACATCCGGACGCTTCCATATTGTGGGTAGACTCGAAAGCATGGATTCCACCCCATACAGTGGATGAAATGGAAAAACTGCTGGATAATACAACGGCATCTGTCTCGTCGTTTTCCAACCGGGGAGATTTCCTGTCCTATCCCCGCATCCATCAGATCAATTCGGGAACGTCCGACGGATATGAGATTATTGTCAGAGCCGCCAAGGATCTCGTCGCCGAACCGTTTACCGCTCCCAATCCCACGGGAGTTGCGGTTCTCTTTTCAAATACAGCCCTGAGAAAGATCGGGAATCCCCGTTTCGGGTCCATCCTGTCGGACGGAGCGTTGTCCGAATGGGGGTGCATGGCAAAGCTGGTGGGTCTTACCCATAAAGTGACACCCCATGTCTATTCCGTTTCGTCCGATATGGAACCCATCCAGCAGGAGGAGATGCAGCGCATCCTGTTCCGGAGCCAGAAGTTGTGTCCGGAAAAGCAGGCGCATATTCAGGACTGGGCCAGAAGCTTCCCGGCTGTTCATCAGATTCGAAAGGATCTGGATGTTCTGGTCGCCCAGAAATCTGATACCTATCCGGGATTCCGGGATGGTTTGGGTTATCAGGATTGGGTGCGCTGGTTTGATTCCCCTTCCCAATCCCGTCTGGAGAAGCTGGAACGGAAGGAGCCTGTTCGTTTTGGTGTGATTCTTCCCGTTTACCGTCCTGATATGGACCTGTTGAAAGAGACCATCCAGTCCTTGAAGAATCAGGTCTATGGAAACTGGATCTGCGCTCTTGTCAATGATGAAGATCCGGAAAACGCCACAGAAGGATTGCAGGAATATTTACAGGAACTGGCTTCAGACTCCGATCATTTTATCCTGCAAGATCATCGGGCGAACAAGGGAATTGTGGCGGCGTCCAATACGGCGCTTTCCTCTCTCCTGTCCCATCCTTCCCCTCCGGACTGGATTTTCTATTTGGACAATGAGGATGTTCTTCCCGTTCATGCAATGTTGATGCTTCATCATGAACTTCAGAACCATCCGGAGGCTGAGATCGCCTACACGGATTCGGATTTGATTGATGACAAGGGAGAACGATCCTCTCCCTTCTTCAAGCCTAACTTTGACTATGAGCGTCTTCTGGGTCAGAACTATTTCAATCATCTGACGCTTTACAAGCGTTCCCGTCTGGAATCCCTGGGAGGATTGAAAGAGGGAACGGACGGGGCGCAGGATTACGATCTGATCCTGAGATATCTGGAATCCATCGGCATTCCGAAGGAAATGGAAACCAGCCAGAACAAGGTTCTTCATATTCCTCGCATCCTTTATCACTGGCGGGGAACGGACAATTCCACGTCCATGAACATCCAGTCCAAACCCCACGTCCTCGAACGGGCACGCAATGCCGTCCTGTCCCATCTGTCCCGCCTTGAACGCACTGCCTTTGTGGGTCCGAACCCTGCCATCCCCATTTATCAGACCGTTCGTTATCTGGTCCCGGACGCCCTTCGTCCCAAAGTCAGCATCATTGTTCCGTTCAAGGACAAGATCGAGTTCATGGATCGATTCCTTGCTTCCCTTTTCAATAAGACACAGTATCCCGATTTTGAAGTGATCCTGATCAACAATGGATCGAAAGAAAAACGGAGCAAAAGATTTATTGAGGCGTTGAAGCCGGAGCGTGTGACTGTCCTGTCCTATCCCTTCTCGTTCAACTGGTCCCGTATCAACAACGAGGGAGCGAAGAAGGCCACCGGAGACTTTCTCCTGTTTATGAACAACGACATGGAGATTTTAGAACCCGCATGGCTGTCGGACATGGTGGGCATGATGTGGAACAATCCGGACATCGGAACGGTGGGTGCCCGTCTTATTTATGGAGACGGTACGATTCAGCATATCGGGGTACACACCGATTGCAGGCGGGAAGTCTATGCCTATCATTATGGCCGCTTTCAGCCGTTTGGAAGTCCCGGATACTTTGGACTGCATCAGTTGAATCATGAGGCCGTCGCCGTAACAGGCGCCTGCATGATGGTTCGCAAGGATCTGTTTGAATCCATGGGGGGATTTAACGAAAAATACCCTGTGAATTATGGGGACGTGGAATTCTGTTTGCGCCTGAACAAGGAACATCGCAAACGCAACGCCGTCTGTATGAGTTCCATTATCTTTCATCACGAATCCACCACCCGTCAGACAGAAGCGTCCGTCTCCCTCGATCATGCCAGGCAGATGATGGAATTGAGAAAATTGGCAGACGAGATTGACCTGTCTGATCCTTACTGGAATCCGAATCATCTTGCCACGTCCGCGACACTGAATGAAGTCGAGTGGCCTCCCGAACCGTTCTTTTGGGAAGGAGAGATTTCAGATCGTCCGTGGGCGGTAGTTGTAAACGGAAGGGAAGATGACTGGGCCGTGGTACGGCAAGAAGGCTATCGAGTGATGGCCATGCAGGCGGATGAGAAAAACGTCTCTGTCGAACTTCCGACGTTCTATAACTACATGCCGTGGAAACGTCAACTGGAATGGAAAGACGTTCGGGAGTTTCTGGATCGCTTCCATCCGGAAAAAACGATTTTCTACACCTTGGGAGAATCATCTCCGGAACTCCTTCGCTGGATGGTGCGGGTGCTGGATCACATCGAATACCGTCCCGTCAATGACGAAAGGCTGTGTCCATGGGGAGACCGTCGGGTAAACGGGGAACCCTGTGACAATTGGGAACGGGAACCGCATGAAATAGACAGGGATATCTGCCGTCGTTGTATTTCATCAAACGGATCTCCTTTTGGATTTGTCGATCCGATGGAATGGAAGACGGAATGGGATGTGTTTCTGAAAAATTCCAGCCAGCGGTAAGCGTGTTGGATATTCCCTATCAGCATTTCAACTACCGGCAACTGTCCAGATGCGACTGTTGTCTGTGCCAGAAGACACGAGAGGCTCGTAGAAAAATCAAGGGCCAGAGTGTAGAGGAATGGGAGGTCAATCGGAAACGATGGGACTTCCGCAGAAAACTCTATACGGAATTGTCATTCATTGTTGCCTATGATCGCCTGCCATTCTCCATCCTTGATGGGGTCTGGCAGGCCCTTGTGATTGACGAAGACTGGAATGATGATTGGCCCTCCATGACGCTTTCCCAGCTAATCGAATACTTCTCGTCTGAATCTGAAACGTAGTTTCAAATTTCATTCCTGTGGTGACTGCTCCCTTCCCTTTCGGAAGGGGTCTTATGATGAGTTTCCTATAATATAGATGACCATCTTTTTAAAGGAGATCCCTATGCTTGCCATCGTCAAGAAGTTGAAGCAAGGACAGCACAAGACACCCCCCAAGGGGAAACCCAAGGATCGGTCCCAATATGCCGTTCCCGAGCACTATGAGTTTCCCGTCAACGATGCCAAGCATGTTCGGGCGGCCTTGGCCTATTTTGACAAACACAAGTGGGAATCCCCCGAAGTGAAGCGAAAAGCGGCCAAACGGATTCTGTCCGCCGCCAAGAAATTCGGGGTTGAGGTGTCCGAAGATTCGAACGTGTATCGGGCGGCCCATGGAGGCGAGGCCAAGAAAGCCTTGTGGACAGCGGCTGAACTGACCCATATCGCCGGGAATCTGTTTATGGTGGCGGATTCTTTAGGGTTTGAAGCTCTCGATGAAAGAGATCCCAGGGATGTCATCACATCCCTTCGTGCCAGAAAGATGGCAGTGGAAGTGTGCAATCTGATTCTGGACATCGTGAACGAAGAGATTGATGAACTTGGAAAGCCCAGAAAAGAGATGGCGGAATCCTTTGGACCCCTTCTGAATGCGGACGGCAATATCCAGCCCGGAAACCTTTCCACGGAAGCCAAGGATTGGGGCCTGTCCGCCCTGCATGAGGTCTCCCCGTGATGGAAGCGATCTGTCTGACATTCCCGACAATCATCAAGGCTTCACAGAAAGATGGCAAGCGACTGATTGAAGTGCAGGCGTCGTCGGAAGATGTTGATCTGGAAGGAGATGTCATTCTTCAAAAGGCATTATTGGATTCGGCGGATTCTTTTGTGAAAAACGGTCATATTGACATCGATCATATTTCCGAAGTGGGACATCGATATGGAATCTCCAATCCGGATGCCTATATTATCGGATATCCGACGGAAGTACTGGATAAGGGAAAAGGACATACCTATGTCAGGTTTGAATTGTTAAGAGACGATGATGGAGAAGAAGACGACTCGCATCTGTATAATTTTGTCTGGAAATCCTTGCATACGAAACCACCGATGAAATGGAGCGCATCGATTTATGGTTTTCCTGTCGATGGAGAATGGGACGATTGTTCAGAGACGAAGTGTGATGGGACAAAGGCGACTCGATACTTGGTTAAAGGACTGGACTGGAAATCTTTGGCGTTGACACGACGCCCTGTCAACAATCAGTTGAAAGGCTTTGCCCGGATTGTCAAGTCCTCATTTTATGCGGAATCGGTTCTGGGTCTGGTCAAGAATGAGAACCTTCCCAACGAGGGTTGTTCCTGCCAGAACAAAAAGAAGCTGAAACGGGACACGTCTCCGGGTGTTGGAGTCCATCAGGATACCTATCCGGACGTGAACCGCCGGATTAAGTCACTGGCGGATGATCTGGCTTTTGAACTTGTAGCCCAGATTGCAAAGAGGGCATGTCGAAACTGATGCGAAATATAGTTTCGCCATATCCTCCTATAATAAACAATAGTAAGTTTAACTTTTAACAATCCTCTCAAGGAGATACAAGATGCCGACGGATTCGAAATCCATTCGGGACAGGATCATGGAGAAAGTCAAGTCTATTGCCCCTGCTGAGACCAAGCCCGAGACTCTCGACAGTCTGGTCGATCAGCTTTCCAAAGCAACTCAGGCTTCCGTTCGGGAGATCCTGAACGAGATCCCGATCCATGAAGACCTGTTCTACGACAACAATCAGAACTCCAATCCATCCTCTAATGTTATCCGGATGGGTCCGAAGGAATCTGCTTCGGGTGATGGTGCCGAACATATGATTCGGCAGTATTCCAATGTGGCCCCCCAAGGCGACGGAACCATCTCGGAACTGTATGGACGTTTCAGCCGGGAACTCGATTCGCTTCGGAAGGCCCTTTCCACCGATGTGACCGGGCTGATGAAAACCAATGCTGCCCTGATCAAGGCCGTTTCTCTTCTGTCCGAATCCTTTAGGGTTCAGAACGCTGTTCTGGGCGCCATCCTGAAAGCGGAAAAGGAAGAGGAAGAGGAAGAGGAGGAAATGAAGAAGAAAGCAAAGAAGGCTGAGGAAGAGGAAGAAGAAGAGGAAGAGGAGTCTGAGAAGGCCAAGGCTCTGAAGTATGCCAAGAAAGCCAAAACCCTCATCCTGAAAGCGGAAGTGTCGGATCTGGAAGAGACAGCCAATCCGGATGAACTGATTTCCAAGGCGGCCTCCTTCCTGAAGAAAGCGACTTCTTTGCTGATGAAGGCTTTGGAAGAGACAACCAGCGAAAGCGAAGAAACCAGCATCGAGAAGTCTTTGGAAGATGTCAAGAAGCTGTCTTCACGGTTGAGCAAGGCCAAGGATTTTGTGGCTTCCCTGAAGAAAGCGGATGAAGAGGAAGAAGACGAAGAGGAAGAAGACGAAGAGGAAGAGGAAGAAGCCGCCGTTGTCAACATCAATCAGGGGGCCGAAGAGGAAGAAGACGAAGAGGAAGAGGACGAAGAGGAAGAGAAAGCCAAGAAATCCTCCAAGAAACCTTCCAGAAAGAGCAAGAAAGCGAAAAGACCGGCTCCGGGCAATCAGAAAGACAGCGCCAACAAGGATGGCAATCAGAAAGACGGTGCCGTCAAAGCCTCTGACCTGCCGGGTCTCGTTGCTTCGATCAGCAAGCGGACTGTTTCGGAACTGATGGACATCATCGGGAATCAGAGCCGTGGGAAAGTCGCTCCCAACCTGTCCAAGGCGACCCTTGAATCGTTCCTCATCTCGAAGGCGCAGGCCATTGAGGAAGCGGTAGCAAATGAGGAAATGACAGACATGGAAGCCTCGACCGCCGAGAGCATCCTGAACATGTTCACATTGGTGCATCAGAATGAGATTTCTCAGGATCTCGTGACGGAGCGTTTGTCGGTAGCCCCCACATCCGTTCAGAGAATCTTCAACTTTGACCGGGTTTAACATTTAGGATTTCAAGGAGGACATTCGATGGGTTCGGGACTTGTACTGGAAAAGAGCGAATTCCAACTGGACGCTCATCAGCAAATGTACATGAGAGGGAAAACGCAGGAGGCATACGCTGCTATTGAAAAGGGCGCCAAGTCTCTCGTTTCCCTCAATCCCCAGTGCCAAGCGCAGGCGACATTCCTCTCCCAGCTTCCGATTTTGATGGAGATGAACACGCCGCTGACCGCCAAGGCACGGGAATGGATGCAGAAACTGGAAGATGGCCCGATGAAGAGGTCCAACCGGATCTCCAAAGTCTGGCGTTCCAATATTCCCAGATATCAGAAAAATCTCAATGAGTTCCAGAAGGCCCTCAAGAGCGATCCTGTCCTCTCCAAGGCGTATGGAACGGCGGACGAGATGGCTAAGGGCGGATCGATTGCCAAGGCCACTCTGGACGTGGGATCACTGACGGACTTCTCCCAGATCACCGGGGGTCAGTCGTTGGGTTATGTTTCTCTGGACACCCGGATGGCCCGTGGGACTATCCGTCCGGAGTCTTTCACCCTCTACAATGCCCTGAAGAAAACCGCCGCCTTTCAGGTGGTGGACTACTGGGCCTACGCCAACTACACCGGAGGTCCGCCTCCCGGTTCGTCCTTTGCGGCCTTCGAAACTGTTTCCAGCGGAACGCTTCAAACCTCCGCCGGATCGTACCAGATTCGTTACATCACCTTGAAACTGGCCCTGAACGGACGTGCCATCACCGTCGCCCTTGCCGCACAGAACTCCTTTGTGAACGTGCAGGAGCAGGAAAATGCGAACGCTGCCCTCGATGTGCTGTCCAGCATCAACTGGTCCTGCTATTGGGGTCTGACAGGGATTCAGCCTGCCAATGCGTCTGGCATCTACTCGTCCCAGTTCCAGGGGATCTATGGTCTTCTTCCCGCCGCCAACGTTCAGAACTTCTATGAATGGTATAAGGCGAACGGGTCGGGGCTGACCCAGCAGCAGGGTCTGTATAATCTGATCTACCAGACCATCGCCACCGTTGTCACTCCCAGAAACTACGGCAAGATCACGCACGTCTTCATGACTCCCGAGACGATTGCGGATCTCCAGAGCCTCGTGACAACGCTTCTTAACAACATCGTCACCAACATCACCCAGTTCGGCCTTCGTGCAGACGCCATCATGGTCAACGGCGATCTCGAAGGAATGAAAACACGGTTCGGAGACGTGCAGTTTGTCACCGACATCTTGATCAATGCTCGTAACAAGCCCGTACAGGCCATCCTTGCGAACGAGGAGAATGGACAATACTACCCTTCCCCCAACCTCAATCCTCCGGCCTCTGTGACGGCAACTGTCCTGTCATCCGGTGTGGCAGGTTCCATGTGGGATTCGACCTTTGCCCCGGCAACCAATTCTTATGTCTATGCGGCGGCTACAGTGGATTCCACCATGAACGAGTCCACCCTGACCTACTCGGGCGTCGTGTCCAATGTTCCCGTGGGTGGAGCGGTCAGTCTTTCTCTTGCCAATCCTGCAACACTGGGATCGATGGTCGGATTCCGTATTTACCGTTCCGGCCTGAACTACAATCAGACGGGATCAAACATTTCACCCGCAGCGTTCCGGTATATCGGAGATGTCCTGATGACTTCCGGAGCTCCGGCAACCTTTGTGGATCTCAATACATGGATTCCGGGAGCGGACACCCTGTTCCTTCTGGACATGAATGAAGCGGATGAAGCGATAGATTATCGTTATCTGTTGCCACTTTCGCGGATTGAACTCTTTGCGAGCTCGCTTTTCATGCCCTGGGCTGTAGCCACGATTGGCTCCATCCGGTTGAAGATTCCCAAGTTCCATGCAGCGATTAACAACTACATCCCGGATACTCCCAACTGGAATCCATTGCTTCCATATGGATCGTACTAATCAGGATGTAGTGTTCTGAACATCTAGGGGGAGGCCAAAAGCCTCCCCTTTTTTTGATTTACACATCCAAGTAATACTTCTTCCGAATCCCTCCAAAAACCTGAAAATACCCATTGATTTTCATGTTCATTTTCTCTGTCAGATTCTCATCGAAAAATGAACAATACTGTTGAATATACTTCCTTTGGAAGTTTCGTCGATGGTATATTCCCGTTCCGTTGACATAGTAATACCGTGGGATTGGTTCCATCCCAGAGTAAACGAATCCCACCTTTTCATAGGACAGCCCAGTGGCATAACGGGTATCAACGAAGGAGCAGATGGATCGTCCTTCCGAATGACCAGTTCTCAGAAATGCTTGGACCAGTTTACCAAACCCTCCGGTTACGTGTTTTGAAAAGGACAGCCGAGTCAATTCACACTCATCCTCTCGATTTTGCCAAGCACTCAAAGCAACCAGTTCTCTACTGGAATCCGTCAATCCCAGATAGAGACTGCCCCGGCCAAATCCTTGAAGATGGGTCATGTCAAAGAATTCCTTGGCAATCTCTGGAGATACTTCCGCAACTTCTGTTTTTCTGGCGAAGACAGAATCCACCTGACCGTTCTTGACCTCCATCATCTTTTGGATGATCTCTTTCTTCTCCCACCACTCCCAGTCAAAGAAAAAGAAAGTTTCTGGATTTTCCTTTTTCAGATTAGGGATCAACCAGACATTCTGATCCAGATTCCGGTCTGAAACGACAAAAGTAGAAAGAACCCGACAGTTATCCGGGATGTCAGGATCATCAATGAAATAGTTATCCAATGTAATCTTTTGATCCGGCATCCATTCCTTGGAAAACAGACGGGAACGTTTTTGCGAATTACACCGAACACACGTCAGAACAAGATTGCCCGGAGTATGAAATCCCTTATTAACCAGCGGGATGATATGGTCTAGATGGTATTTAGTCAGCAAAGCGTTGCAATAGAAACAACGATTCTGTTGCCACCGCATCAATGTCTCTTTGTGGACAATCTCATCAAACTTTTCAACAGTTACACCTTTACGCAGCGCCCTTCTCCTCCGGGCATACATAGCAGGCTTTTCTGGATGGGTTCGGGCATAATTTCTTCGTCTTTGAACCAGTTTTTCTTTCTGTTCCGGCGTCATGTTCAGGCGCCTGTCCCGCAGGTATCGGGAATACTCCACCTGATCCGGAAACTTTGCTCTCAAACGAGACTTCACCTTTTCCCTGTATTCCGGGTCAGTGGAATAGCGTTCTCTCCGACGCTGATTGTTTTGTTGCAGTTCCTTCTGACGGATTTCCGGATCTTTTGTTGCACGCCGCTCTGTCTGATACTGACGGAAACAATCTTTGCAATAGGCTGTCCGATACCCGCTCGGAAGAACATATTCCGACCACGGAAACTCTTGTCTGCATCGGGAACAGGATCTTGCAGCAGAAGGATCTTCGGCACGTTCCAGATTTTTCTGTCTCTGCTTTTCCTTGTTTCTGTAGTAGGTTTTCCGTCCTATCGTTTTAACAATCTCATGCTTTCGTTCCTGTCCTTTTTCCGTGCAGGCCCTGCAATACTTCACCTGGGATTCAAATTCGGCAATCGGCTTAAGATTCTTGCAGATGATGCACTGTCTCATCCCGATCAGCAGATCCTCTTTTTTCTGATGGGTCTGCTTTAAAACGAGGGGAGAGGCGGACGTTTCACAATCCTTGCAGGCTTTGTGTTTGGGAGCGAATGCGTAGATCTGAAGGGTTTGCTGGCAAACGGCACAGGTACGGTAGCGATAGCGACTGTCCACTAATCTTAGCTCCATCGTCCTAATTATCGACTTTTCACGCTATTTGATACGAATCAAATATACACCCAGAAAATTTAAAAGTCAACCTCTTTTTCATCAAATTCCGTCTTCCTCTCTATAATAATAGTGATAGAGTTTACCCATCACTACCGGAGATCCCATGCCTCCTGATCCCTTTTTTGATTCCCGTCAGAGAGCCAAAAAACAGAGGAAGATGAAGATGGCCAAGGACACGCCGACCATGATCAAGCCTTTTGAGAACAATGCCCAGAGACGGGCCTGCTATGCTCAGGCGGAACGGGACCGGAAACGGGGAAAGCGTCCCAAATGGGACTGTGCAGAGTTCGAGGGAAAAGCCCTTACCCTTCTGGATGAAGATATGATAAGATTGGATGGTATCATCAAGGCATTCAATCATCCCATCTGAATCCAAAGGAGACCTCATGAAGTTTTTGGCAAAGATCGATCCCCGTACCCAAGTACATGCGTTGTGGAGATTGCAGGACCGGAAGAAAGCCCTTTTGTATTCCATCCTGTTTGAACTGAATCCCGCAACAAAAGAGTACGAGGCCAAGGAACTGAACAACATGCAGATCAAGATTGCCCGTCAGTATCCGGCCATTATCAGACTGGAAACCATTTCAGGAGATCATTGGGAAGGTCCGGTCCCTCTCAATCCCAAAGAGAGCATCTACGACACCTATAAAAATCCCTTGGCAGACAGGGTTGAAAAGATGGACGGAACGGGGAAATTCAAACCTGTGGGCGGGACCGTTCCGTCTGAATCGGAAACCGTGAGTGCGACAATCCCATCGGAACCCGAAAATACGGCGGATCTTGCCGCCAATGGGCCTGTCATGAAAACACCCGCACGTCGGGGCAGGAGAGGAAGGTAATCTATGTCCGGAGGGACGTTGGGAGGGGCGGCAGGCGGTTCTTACTACCCCCAGTCAGGATATCCCTATCAGGGCGATTACATTCAGCCTTTTACACCGACCAAGGCGTTATGGACATGGGACACATCAAGCAATACCAAACCGTTTGTCATCAACTATCCCAATGGGACTCCGACAAAGACGGGACTCCTTCCCAATGATCTGAAAACCTATGCGGGAGTCCCGTTCAAGCAACTCACTCCGGATAATCCCGTCGATCTGACGAATACCACTCTTCTTCGATGGATTCGGTGGGCGGAGGACTGGGTTGAACAGAACACCAACGTCCTTCTGTGTCCGACATGGGTGGCGGCCCCTCCCGTCCGTCCTCCCGCCATGGCATCGCAGGTGGGTATCATTCCGGAAGGTTCCGGGAGCCAGTTGCAGGTTTTGGGACAGGATTACGATCTCTACGACGCTGGCTATGACTTCATGTTTGAAAGGGCGCAGGATGAGGGCTGGCTGTACCAGCAGCTTCGTTATACGCCGATCCGGACCCAGACAATCGACGGTCCCGGAAACGCCCTTCAGAACTATGCCATGATTTATCCCCTCCTGAACGAGTATTTCCGTATTCCGGTGACCTGGTTTGTCGAAGACCATGATTGCGCCCTGATTCGTATTGTTCCCGCCGCCAACGTCCAGATGCTTCCCCTGTTTGCTATGGAAATCGCCTTTATGGGATTTGCCGAGTCCATTCCGATGGGTATCTGGCTTCAATACGTGGCGGGCTTGGCGGAATGGGACTACCAGACCCGGTTCTCGTTCATGAAGGAACTGGTCCTGACGCAGGCGACCATTACCGCTTTGCAATCCCTGCAAGGGTCCATCAACGTCGGTATCAAGGAAATCTATACGGAAGTGGATGGGATGAGAACCATCCAGAGATATGACGACAAAGGCCCTTATATGGGACTGATCACACAGTTTACCAAACGGCGGGACGAATATCTGAAGATGGTCCGTCAGATCGTTGGCGGTCCCCAGATCATCAATTTCTAGCATTTCTATTGGGGTGGCACTTGGCAAGCAACAATTACGTTCCCCCTCCGGCTCCTGTAATCAAGGGTCCGTTTACATCCCACGTTCCGACCTTCCCGAGTCTCGATCCATACGGGATGAGCGTGGCATCCATGAATCAGTTGCTGACGAAGTATGGAGTTCGTTTGCAATGGATGCAGAGTCATGGGTGTCCCTGTGTCTATGGAAGCAACACGCCGGGGTCTCCCGATCCGTCCTGCAACTCCTGTAACGGAAAGGGTGTCATCTGGGATCAGCCGTCCACGGTCTTTACAGCCCTCCTGTCCTATTCCCACATGATTCCATCTTCTCATGAGCCGGGAATGCGCGAAGTTTCGGATGCAGGTCAGATTTTCTTCGCCAATC